TTGAATATTGAAACAACCTCGTTTTTAAATCCTTCAAAATCCCCTGATAGTAAGCTTAAACCACCTTGCACCACGTCTAAAATTACATCAAACGCTGTGCTAATAACTGTCTGAACAGTGCTAAAAATTGTATCGAATAAGTTTTTAATGTCGTTTCCCCACGCATCCCAAAAAAGCTTAATAGCATTGGAAACAGTTGTTATCACTTTTTCAATAAGACTCAAAGCGGTATCAATAATTTTTAAAATCTCTCCTGAGTTGTCCGCCCAAAGTTTTAATATGAAGGTCCACCACTTTAAAACAGTATCCGATATAAATTCAATACTTTTTAGATACGTTGTTTTTATGTCGTCGCCGTTATCTTCCCATAAATCAGAAATTTTATCTAAGATTTTTCCGCCAACTTGCAGCATAGTGTCAAGGTTTTTTTCAAAACTATTGCTTAGTTCTTGCAAAGTGCCTTCATTGTTACTTATCCAGTTTTTAGAGGCTTGGTTTATATCTGTTGTGAACTCCTGCATTTCCTTCGAAACATTTTTAAAAAAACCGCTAATATCTCCCTCTGAATTTTCAAAAGAATTTGTAGCTGTTTTCAAACCTCCTACAACATCATCAGTAAAATCACCAATTAAAGAAAAAGTTTTTTTAATAGCACCTTCGATTTTTGGCATACTTTTTAAAATATAATTTGCGAACTCTTGCATAATAGGCAAAGCTTTAGTACCAATTTCAATACCTACTACATTAGCATAGTTTTTTATACTGCTTATAGTACTTTTGAAGGTTGCATTTTGTTTATCAAACGCTTTCTGTGTCTCACCACTCGCTTTATACATTGCCTCAGTTTTTTGTATAAAATTATCTGCTTGTGTTCCTGTAAGGGCTAATGATGCGGTCAATGCTTCTGAACTTGTAAATAAATCTTTAAAAGCTACATCATTTTTATTTGCTTCTTCCTTTAATGTTGCTAAAGTACGTTGTAAACCTAAACTTTCCAATGCAGCAGAGCCTGTAGAATACCCCATTTTTTCAATAATTTTCTGCATTTCCTCGGATGGAGTCATTAGACTGGTAAAGGTAGCCTTAAGTCCTGTACTTACTTCACTTGTGTTACCAATTACACCAGTTAACGTTGCAAAAGTTCCAAATAATTCCTCTTGTGATATATTTAAAGAGTTTGCCAAAGGAATAACTTTTCCCATACTTGAAGCAAGTTCTGGGAAAGTTGTTTGACCTAATTGAACCGTTTTAAAAGCTAAATCAGATGCTTTTTGTGCTGCTTCTGCTGAGGTGTCTCCGTAACCTTTCGTTACTGCTGACAAAAGATCTATAGAGGCAGTAACAGTTGTGTTTCCTGCTTTCGCTGCTTGTCCTGCTACTGTCAATATCTCCATACTTTCGGCGGTGTCTCCGAATGCAGAAATAACTTGATAAAGTCCTTCTGTCATTAAGTCTGTACCTAAGTTTACATCTTTTGAAAGATCTAATACGCTCTCTCCTAGTTCTTCAATCCTTGTTTCAACGTCACCACCAAGGAGTGTTGAAACATTTGCCATTTCTTCCTCAAAGTCCGCGGCAGCTTTTACCGCTACACCTCCTAATGCTGCTGCGACCGCTAAACTTGCTGCTGTTATACTTGCAGCCCATTTACCAACTTTTGCCATATTTCCTGTGAGGCTTGTGCCAAATCTATCCACGTTACCATTTATATTTTGTAAGCTTCTACTTGCGTTATCTTGCAGGGTTATACTTCCTCCCATTTCAAACAAGTTATACATTTATTTTCACCTCCTGACCTTAAAGTTTACAAGCCATCATACGTTTCACCCCTTCAAGTACATCCTTTTGATCCTCTTTTGTAGTCTTCTTTATAGTCGGTGATGTAGTCTTATTCTTTGGTTGCATCTGTACTTGGAATTTATCAAAAGGTACGAATGTTTTTTTATTGTAATTCGGGAAAACACTGCAATATAATAACCATCGTCTATCCTCAGAGTTTTTTTCATACATTTTGCGTATAAAAGGCATGAAGTCACTATAAGACATACCTTTTAAAACATTTAAATTTGTGTAAGTTCTACAAATTGTTTCTGTTAACTCTGTAAAGTCGTTTAAGGCTATTTCATAAATGTTTTGGTAAAACCCTGCTTCCCTAAAACCTCCAAACCAATTTTATAGATAGAGTCCCACTCTAGTTTTTTAAATTCTTCCACATCTATTGAGATAACACTTGAAAGCAATATAAAAACTTCTTCTGCTATACTGTCAAGTTTTGTAATAAGTTCTTCCCACATCAAAGTGGTAAAAGTTATTTTATCTTCAATTCTTGCCTCTGCTTCTATTTCTAAATTATTTTTATTTTCATTTGTCATTTTGTTTTGACCTTCTTGTAATAGTTTTACAATGTTATCTTTATTTAATATTGTCCTGTCTGCTACTGCAATGTTAAGTAGTTTGTTTAATTCCATTTGATCTTTTTTTACCAATGATTTAATCCTTAGCTGTAATATATCATAATCTGATAGTCTGTTTTTTTGTTTTTTCCCTTGTTTGAATACAGAACCTATTATTTTTTTCACGTCAATTTTGCTGAGTCTTGCTATTCTTAATAGTTGTACTGATTCCATAGCATCCAATTTTCTCACTACTACTGTTTTTTCATCACCTGTTCTAGCATTTTTTATAACTAATTCCATTTTATAGCCCCCTAAATAAATTTTTAGGGCAGGAACTCGCCCCACCCTTTATATTTATAACATATTATTTTTTTTACTTTTCCTAGCTTAATATCACAACTCCTGCAGCTGTATCCTCTCCACCATTTACAATTACACCAGTGATTGATCCTGTTGTTCCTGTTCCTGCACCTGCTACTGTATACCCTGCGCTAGTGCTGTAAGGTACTGCCTGTATAGTAAATGTACCGTCTGCGCCTGATGTTGCTGTAAATGTCTCTGAACCTATTGTAATAGTAAGTGTAGCACCTGCTACAACGTCACCTGCTCCTGCTGTTGTTGTTCCTAATACTGCTGCATCAAATATATTTGTTACTGCTGCCATTGTTTCTGTAGTTACTATAGCATTACCTGCTGTTCCTGGAACTAATGATGTTAATATTGCGTCGTTTGTTGCAAAATCTGCTATACTTACGTACTCGTTAGCTGAATTATAACTGTCTGTACCATTTATTGCTGCTATAATATTTGCTTGACAAGTTGTAAGACCTGCCCCTAGTGAAATTTCACCTGCTGCGTTAAAGTCTACTGCAGCTACAAAAGTATATACTGTAGAACCCACAGTAATTGTTTCTGCCGCTGTCGGTAAAACATCAATTGTTAATGTTCCTTGTGCTGCTGCTCCTGTAGAAGCTGTACCACTTACAGAACCTTCTGCTTTTGGTCTGTATATTTCAAAAGGTACTGTAGATCTTGTTTCTGCTGTTGACAAATTAATATTACCTTCGAATGTGAAAGGTATAACTGCCTCTGCTCCATCTGCAAAACTTGAAACAATCCCTGCAATATTTAAAGCATTTTTTATCACGATATATATAGGTTTCTGTGATCCTGTTACTTTTGCAACAAGTGTTAAACTATCGATGTAATCAGAGTTTTGTACATAATATTTTGTTGTGAATTTGTCCCAAAAATCATCTGAAACGTCTACGTCGGAAGCTACTAACAATTGTTCCATCGCGTCTGCTGTCAATGTTACTACGCTACCAGTCATTGAAGTTTCCCATGATTCAATAAAATTAAGTCCTTTTGCTTTGGATTTTACCCCGTTAACTTGAGGCTGTCTCATTACAGGAACTGCGCTAAACGTAACCGCTCCTTGTGTTGAACCAATTAATTTACCCGCGGCTAGTGCTGTATCATATGTATCCACACCAACTACAAAATCAACGAATAACGCCCCTGAATCCAAAACCATATGATCGGGCGTGTCACTTAAAAAACCGCCGTAATTCTCAGTATTATACAAACTTTCAAAAGCCATGTTTTATATACCTCCCTATAATTCTTCCTTATTGTAATATTTCACAATTAAAACTATTTGCCGCCTTCTGATTTTCGGGTCTGTGTCGGGTAAAGCTAGTACGGAACCTTTTAAAAATCTAACCCAAAATTTTGAGGAACTAAAAACCATATTCTTAAAATGTTTCTGTATGTTTTTGGATAGTGTTTCAAGTACAAGCGTATTACCGCTTTTGTTGTCCCAAATATCAATATATACTGTCAAAGTGCCGCTTACGTTTTCATCGTTTTTATCATCTCTATCAAAAAATGTTATATATGGGAAAATTGCTGTCACATCGTCTGGGTGCAGCTCATAAAAAACCCTATCATTTAATTTTTTTAATTCTTGAGCAATAAAGATACCTATGTTTATGTCCACTTAAAACCCACCTCGTTTCATCTCAGCTTTTATAATATTTTGTATTGGTAAGATATTGTCACGTACAGCAGGTTCTATAAATGGTTGTGCTTTTTGTTTGCTCGTGCCTTTTTCTACATCAATAGCATATTCCACATCGTTACCTATAATTAATTTTGATTTTTCCTTGTCTACTATGTAAGCATTCCTAGAGATTAAAAGTCCAGTATCAACGGGTGTTCTTGACTGCGCTTCTGTCTTTAGGAACTCGCCAAGAGCATATAACGCGGTTTCTTTCACTGTTTTTAAATCGTTTAGAGCCGTTGGAATATTATTAGTTACTTGCACTGACATAATTATCACTCGCCTTCAAAAACACCTTATAGAACTCTGAAAAATTCATAGGATCATCTATAAAATCTATATCGTAATACTCATCGTTATAAAAAACTCTGTGATCTGTCGTTAAATTTTCTAAAGGATATAAGAACAATTTGTGTGTGGAATTAACTGTATTTTTATTTGCTGACATAGACTCATTCCCTTTTATAGCATTTATAATTCCTTTTACTGTTGCAAATGTCGCCCAAGTTACAGTATTGCCTGTAAAACCGTTCCCAGTTGTCACTGTTTTTTGTTGTATCGTTATTGGATACCCTTTTTTGTCTATCATCCTACAAGACATCTAAATCACAACCGTGTAACGGCGTATGTCTTGCAGCAATACTTTTATAGGTACAGAGTCAGCAGATGTTTCATAAGATGTTGAACAGTCATCTAAGCCATACGAACTTATACCCTCATAATCTCCCCTTAACTGCACACCTATTATTTTTATAGCTATAATTTCAGCCTCAAGAGGATATACAGT